CTATGCGTTAGAGGCTACTCTTCCCCATGCAGAAACAGAACGATTATATGCAACACCCGGCGAAAGGTATGACTTAGCTATACATGACTATCTATCGGATACAAGAAACTTAGCTCCATTAGCTGCGGCTGAAGGGTTAATTAAAAAAAGACAATCCCAACCTAGTAATATTGTTGAACTTCTTGGTGGACTGTTTAAAGGAAAAGAACAACAACAAGGTGGCCCAATTAATCAATACCAGCAAGGTGGACAGATACAGCCTCGCAAACAGCAAGAGATGCGCAACCCTGAAGTATATGGCCCGCCAGTCCCCGCCGGTATAGATAGCGTACTTCAACAGTTAATGATGCGTGATGTTAATCAAAGCATTAATCCTTTTAGTGGTGACACTCTTGACTTTGAGGGAGATTCCTTACGGCTATTGGAGAGAATGAAAAAGTCCCATATGCCCACTTATGGTCGTAAAAAGATGCAACAGGGTGGACTTGTAACATATGCGCATGGTGGTCAGATTGGCGAGGGGCGGCCACTTGAAAGAAGGCCATCCCCCTCTGAGCAATTAGCCCGGTTACAGGGGATGGAAGCAAGACCACAAAATTCCCTAATGGGTGACGCTGGACAAGATGGTCGTATTCAAGCCATACCGCCTGATAAATATATTATAAAAGATGGCACTATGTCCAGCCAGACAATGGAGATACCTAAACTTTCCTCTGCTTACCTGCAATCGTTTGGCTTAGAAACCCCACTTTCTAAAAGACAAAATGATTTATTGCGGCATAGGGCACTATCTCCTGAAACAATAGGAATAAACCCACAAGTACAAAGCTTATTTGGGAAAGCTTTAATTCAACGATTAGCTAACGAGCCTTTATAGTGGTATTAGAAAAAGACAAAAGAGCTGAATACAACCAAGATTTATACCGTCGCTGGCGTAATGCCCGTACCGATTGGGATACGGAAGCCAGATACGACATTGACTTCTATCATGGTAATCATTTTACCAGTGAAGAGGTAGATGAGCTACAATCTCGCAATCAAGCTGACGTCCCTATGGATAGGGTTGGCCCAGCTATTGAAAAATTTAAAGCAGTATTAACAGCCAGACCACCTGCGTTTACCATGACACCCAGAGAAGACTCTGATGTGAAAGTAGCATCTGTGTGGAGAACCATCATGGGATATGTTTGGGGGAACTCCAATGGAGACTGGCAGTTAAGACAGGCAATTCACGATTATGCTACTACCGGTATGGGTTACTTATATAGCTATATAGACCCGGAATCAGATTTCGGTAGGGGCGATGTCAAGTTCACTTATGTCAACCCATTCAGGGTATACGTCTCTCCGAATACTCGAAACAGGTGGTTTGATGATGCCGAAGGTGTTATCCTCTCTACAATCCTCACCGGTGAACAGGTCGTCAGCCTCTACCCAGAATTAGGCGAACAGGAAAATCCAGAAACAGGCGAAAAAGAAACGGGTATCATACAAGACCTTGAGACCTATATGGAAGAAGATTATCCCGGCGCAATGAACAACAACAGTAAGAAAGTCTTTACGCCAGCAGAAGCTCAGGATTTGGATTATTTTGAAAGACAGAAATACCAAATCTTAGAGAGATTCTATAAAGTTAAGGTTGATTTTTACCGTGTGATTGATATGCAGACTGGCGAAGAAGTTATCTTTAGCGATGAGGAGTATCAAGAATTTATAGAAAATAACAGAGAGCAGGTAGAGGCAAGTCAATACCAAGTTATACCAGTTAAACAAACGCGCGTTAAAGTGTGTGCTTCTATTGGTCAGGTTGTATTGTACGAATCAATATTAAATACCGACCATTATCCAGTTGTCCCTCTTCCAAATATTTTTACAGAGACCCCTTATCCAAAATCAGATGTGTCTCGTGCCAGACCAATGCAGCGCTTACTTAATAAACTTTGGTCGTTGGCTCTTTCCCACGCCCAAGCCTCGGGTGGATTAAAACTATTGGTACCTTTAGGAAGCGTGGAAGATTTAGGACAGTTAGAAAGAGATTGGGCTAACCCCAATGCGGTCATAGAAGTAGACTCCACACAGGGAGAGCCCCATTTCCCCGCACCCCAGCCATTAGCTGGAGAGTTCTATAAGCTGATTCAGCAGTGTGAGTTTTATATTGACTTTACTTTTGGCCTGCCAGAGATGATGCACGGTTTTGCAGAGAAGGCACCGGAGACAGTAAAGGGTACGGAGAGAATGATTGCCCTTGGAACTGAAAGACCCAAGTCTAAACTAAGAGATATTGAATTTAGTATTAATAGGCTGGGACAAGTGTTATATAATTTATCTAAAGGTCATTATACTTATAAAAAGATGTTCCGTTTAAATAGTGCCAATAACGACATGACCGAAGCGATGGTCAATTATTACGATGATAAGACAGGCGCCATCTTAGATATTAAAAAAGAACGACATAATTTAGGACAACACGACATACGCATTGAACCGGGTTCTACATTGCCAACTAATAAGTGGGCAGAGCTTGGTGTTTACATGGAAGCGTTTCAAATGGGTATCGTAGATAAGGTGGAAGTGTTGAAAAAGAACCCAGAAATATTTGATAAAGAAGCTATCCTACGCCGAACCGATGAGAAGAATCAACTCATGCAGCAGGTTCAGGCTATGGAAGAGCAAATAAAGAATTTGGAGGGAGACCTCCAGACTGCCCAAAGGGAGTCTGTGCACGATAGAAAACGGGTTGAGGTTGAGAAGTTTAAATCTCGACTCGCAGACGTTGCATCAGACGCCAAAGCTGACAGAAGAGTTCAGTTAAACAATCTACAAACAAAGGTGAAGCTCGAAGCGGAGAAATTAGCAAATGTGCGAGCAGATGCTAGTTCTACTCCAAAAGCTTAGAGACATCTAAAGGAGACATTATGGACAATACACAGACAGAGGCCCTACCCGTAGCTGACGGTTTAGTTGACGGTGGCCCAGATATAGTTGGAGAAGTAAGAACGGAAACGGATGGAGAATATGTAGAATCTCCCGAATCGCAAGAGACGGTTGATTTTTCAGCTCCAGAAGTTGAGGTACAGCAGGAAGTGATTCCAGAGAATGAGTGGGAAGTCGAAGCCCGCAAGTTCCAGTCAATGTATGACAGAACCCAAGCAGAGAATGAAAAGCTTAGAAGGCTTGAACCTCTTGGTGACTTGTTAGAATCAAGACCTGACCTCGTTGACGTCTTACAGAAAAACATAAATGGACAACCACAACAACAGCCGCAGCAAGAAGCCCAGCAAGGTTTACCTGCTGAGGATTTTAACCCTTGGGATGCTTACTATAATGCAGAATCACCCTCATTTAAATTCAGAGTGAACCAAGATGTTCAGATGATGAATAATGTGGTGAACAATGCGTTGGGTGAGCAGAAACGACAGATGACAGAGGAGATAACGTACAACAATACTGTGAATGAGTTGCGTAACACATATAAGTTTTCGGACAATGATGTTCAAGAGTTTATGGGTTTTGTTACACAGCCTAAAGAGCAGGTTGGCTTATCGAATCTGGTAAAGCTATATAGGGACGTTAATAAAAAAGGTAACGCCCCTGAAACGGCACAAGCGGTGAGAGCCGCTCAAAACCAGCCACGTACAGCTGGAGTCCTCCAAGGAGGTTCTCCAAGTTCTCCCAAATCTGAAGAAAATAAGGTATGGGATAACATTGTAAATGCTGGTAGTCGTAATAGCATACTTTAAACAATAAACTGAGGAAGGATATATAATATGGCAACATATAATAATCCCGGCCCGTTAAAGTTTGGTGACCCCGGTGCGGTAATTGACAGCGTAATACCATCAAGGCGACTATATAATTTCAGTGATAGAATTGCTGATTTAGCCCCTGATGAGTCTCCGTTTTTCGTTTACCTATCTAAGGTTGCTAAAGTTCCAACGGACGACCCGCAGTTCCGATGGTTAAAAGACCGGAATAAAATCCAAATGGCGGACAGAACATTTGCACTTGATGCATCTCATACTGTTGCAGCCGCAGGTAGCACAACAGCCTACACCGTTGATGACGGTGCAGGCGCAGCTCCTGATTGGATTATTAA